TGCGCAGTACATACGCTTAGAGTTTTCATCTAATATGTGAGCAATGTCCCATTGTAGCGGGCTTAAATCCTGCGCTTCGTCCAAGAAGCATAGATCAAATTCAGGCCGGAACGTGTTTTTTCCAGAGACAAACTGATCCAACATGTCTGTGAAGTCGTATAAACCCAAACCCTTTTTGTATTCGCGCAAGCATTTGTCCACGTAATTCACAGTATTCCAGTCTTCTTCCAGATTGCTCTGATTATATTGTTCCCGAAGGTCTACTTTGCGCAGCCTTGCCAAGTTAATCAGGCCTAGTATGGGATCGTTTCCCGACACTACCGAAGGCATATCTTCGTCAAAGCTGGTGTTTTTTGCTGCGCCCAGCGATACGCCGATCTTCTGACCAAGCTCTTTAAAGTTAGCTTCCTGCATAACTTGCTCGGGACGGATGTCTGTCATTGTTAGAGCAAGCGAGTGCAACGTCCGGAAGTAGATTAGGTCTTTCTTGGCATCCAACCCAAAGCGTTCCGCAGCGCGTTCCTTGGCCTCGTTTGCCGCTTTCCGGGTAAACGCCAGAAAAGCAATACGGTGAGGAGACATGCCGTTTTCTAAGGCCTCGTCCACCATATTGAGAAGGGTCGTGGTCTTACCTGTCCCGGGCGGTCCAAATATCCTAAACATTTTCTGCTTTAGCCTTCTTGTATATTTGTTGAACACGCTGCTTTGAAATACCAAACCACTTTGCGACGGCAGTCATGGTCACGTGTTGTTCATCGATCAGGCGAACTATCTCAGCGTTACGAGCGGCTTTTAGTACATTTGGCATTAGAACGGAGCCTCGTGCTGTGATCCAAACTCAGGGGGATCAATATCAATATCTACATTGTCGAACGAAGGTATCTGCCATACGCGCACGGCACGTCCTTTGATCTTCATAACAAGACTGCTACCGTTTATGTCCCGCAGGCGTTGAGCTATCCGGTGTGACTTATATTCAAAGAATTTATTCTTCTTCAGGAAGTTCTCAAAGTCTTTCAAACGGAAGTAAGTGATATTAACTTCCTCGTCTGTCCAAGGTTTGCGAAGTAAGATTTCTTCTTTATCCTGCGCAACCTGTAAGTGGGCGCAAAACTCCTCCAAATAATCGTAGAACTGTCCGCTGATGCTGGCATCTTGCGCGACTTCGATAATTGCGCTCTCGTTATCTTTCATCTCACTTAACAGTGTGCTTATCCGGCTCTCCCATTGCTGCTTGGCAACGGAGCGGGGCATGAAGTTAAGTTGTTCCATGCAGGCTTTTTGAAAAGTCGGTTGGTTCATCAAAGCATCTGTGTCCATTTCCAGAGGCTCGCCGTTAACGTCCATAAACCATACGGGCGGGGTAGAGTTATACTTGCGGAGGTTTGCGATTGTGGCCCCGGCTACGGCGGCCCCTATGCCGAACTTACGGGTCCGACATAGGTCTTTGTTACAGTGCGCGTTGATCGGCGCATCAGAACATTTATATGCGTAATCTTTTCGCTCTACTTGTTTGGCAACAACGTTTACCTCTGAGAGTGGCAGTGGCGGAGATATGTACTCCATATTGAAGCGGAGTATCTCTGACTCCCAGCTATCTGGATATGCCTTTCGTAAGTACACGCCAATGTTGAACAGACCATTATTACGTCCTCCTTCGCTAATACCTGATTTGCACAGTATCTGTAGACAGGGCGGACCGTCCTTTAGCAGGTCGGTTTCACCGCCCCCTACTACTTGAAGCTTAACGATTTGCTCCGGAGTTTGAACATGTTTTTCGTATAATTCTATAAATTCATCTAAGGTGGCAGACGTGCCATCGTCCAAGAAAGCATAGCGCAATCCGTTTTCATGATCGTAATATGGCAGGTTTAAGAAGTTGCCTACGTCTCCACGATCAAGGTGCAGCTTTATTTGCTTTGGAAATATCTCGCTCTCGCCGTATCCAAGGGCCGCGGCTATTGATTGCAGGGCCTTCTGCATATCTTTGGCTTCTGTCCAACCGCTGGAAAACAGGAAACAATGCTCTCCGCCTGATTTAGATCGGCAGACCACCATGGGTATTTTTAACCGGCGTATTTTATCGACAAGAATTTTGTGATCCAGAGGGTACTGATCGATATCAATACAGCCCCATTTACAACAGTTGTCTTCATTGATGGGGATGATGCCTAACCCGGCTCCTGCCCCCGACAGGTGGTTGTCCCAAAGTTTTTTGTCGCGTGGTTCTCTAAGAATGCCCGCTTTGCCTTTGGCCTTACCGTTTGCCCCTGTATTTTCTATTTTGAAGTAGCCGTATGCTTCCTTCAAACCATCGAAGATGGCCATAAACTTTTCTGCTGACATTATCGCCCCCACTCGAAAGAAAAGCGGCGGGGCATAAGTACCCCGCCGCGAACACTACTTAAAACGGTATATCTTTATCGTTTTGTGCAGCTTCTTCTCCATCCGAGTGTTTCACAACAACGTCACCCGCGGTGATACTTGCTGCAAATTCTTTGGCCCGAGTATACATGTGCGCCTCTGACACAGGACCCTCGACAGACATTTCCCATCCATGCCACGAACCCTTGGAGTTTTCTTCCCCAATTGTTTTAAGATCGTAGATGTAAGCAAAACGAGGTGGTGTGAAGGGTCCTTTCGATCCCATCATAGAACGTGACGCCATGATGCTGTTCCATTTACGCGACTTTTTAAGCTGCGTAGATTTCATTGCGATCAGGGCTGTCTCCATTGAGCCGTCTTCCGCGAGCAAGATAACAAAGTGCTGGTGCGTTTCTTCGATGTATTCACCGGAGCCATCCATCAAATAATCTTTGTTGTCATCTTTTGACCGCTCAACCTTTGGCCGCGCTTCATGCGGTTCGTAGATGGCTGTCGGCGCACCGCTTCCCACGCCACGTGGGGCCCACTGGATGAAGCGACGTTGATACGCGCACGGTATGACCCGAATGCCCGTTTTGCCCTTGTAAAGGGCTCCTGTGACCGTGTTGTAGATATCCCCTTTACGGGCATCTTCGTTTACGTCCAAGACAGGATCGTTACCAGACAGAACCTTTAAGAACGGCAGGGCTAAATCTTCCTGCCCCAAATCCTGAAGGCCGTCCCCGGCATCTTGTTCAAACATTGCCGGGTTAAACTCTGCCAACCCGGTTTCTTCTTTTTTAGCAACTTGCTTTGACTGTGCCATATTATTTTCCTCTCTTGATGACTGCACGTTGACCGACGTAAGCTCCGAACAATTCCATCGGAAACTCTTCTCCTGCCTCGCACCGCTCTTTTACAAACGCACGAAGCGTCTGCGGGTGAATTTCGGTTTTCTGCGTAGGCACAAAACCCTCTTGTTCAGCAAATGCTGAAAAAGCGTTAGCTTTATCGTCCTCGCCACGGCCGAACTGACACAAGACAGTATTCTTAATAATGTCATCGTACCCGTTTTCGCGTAGCCAGTCGTAAGCTTGCGGACGATTGTTAACCAGTATGGAGGCTCCATACGTTTGTTTGACCTCAACGGTAGAACCGTCATCTAAGGCAAACGAAGATATACCTACTTCGGCAAGCATTGCAGGCATGTCTTCATCCGTCATTTTCAGAAGCTTTTTCTTTGCATTCTTGAGATCGCTCTCCAGAGAAGCAATATATTCTTCTTCATCGCGGATATGTCGGGCCAACTCAGCCACCGTTTGGAGGCCTTGTTGATCTATCTTTTCGACGGATGAGGCGATAGTGTCCTCAAAATCTTCTTCCATCATTTTTAGTACGTCGTTACTCATTCCGAGTCTCCTTCGTGGTTAAAGGCACCTGTCGGGCCTTGACAAATACGGATAATATCGTATACTCGGCTCTTGTCAAGCAGTATTTAGGGAAATTTAAAATGCGTGGATTTGAGTACAAAACCAACCCGTATGACCACCAACGTAAAGCGTTAGAAGCTTCGTGGGCCGAGGAGTATTATGCGCTGTTCATGGAGATGGGTACAGGCAAAACAAAAGTGGCTATAGACACCATGGCGGTTCTTCACGAAGCAGGCAAGATAAATGCGGCTTTGGTTGTAGCACCCAAAGGAGTTTACGATAACTGGGTCAAAAATGAAATACCGGCACACCTTCCGGACCGCATTCAACGCCACATTCTGCGCTGGACCCCAGCTAAGACAAAACGCATGGAAACAGACCTAAAAGATTTTATTGTTGGAGACTTACACGGCATCAAAGTGTTTGTAATGAACATAGAGGCGTTTTCCACGAGCCGTGGGACGGAGGCCGCTCTCGCGTTCCTGTACCAGAACCCCGATAACATCGTGATTGTAGACGAAAGCACCACAATCAAGAACCGTAAGGCGGCTCGAACAAAGAACATTGTAAAGCTACAAGAGTATTCCAAGTATCGGCGCATTCTGACAGGTTCTCCCATCACTAAGAGTCCTATGGATTTGTTTAGCCAGTGCGACTTCCTGCGCAACAAGGCGCTTGGTTTTAACAGCTACTTCGCGTTTCAATCGCGGTACGCAAACATCCAACAACGAACAATGGGACACCGCAGTTTTCAACAAATCGTGGGCTACCGGAGATTAGACGAACTTTCTGAAAAGTTAGACACGTTCAGCAATCGGGTCCTGAAGCAAGACTGCTTGGACCTGCCTGAGAAAGTTTATGTGCGACGGGAAATTGAGTTTACTCCTGAACAAAAGAAGCTTTACACGCAAATGAAGAAGCTGGCACTTGCTAAGTTAGAGAGCGGGGAGCTTGCCACAACTGCGAGCGTCCTTACCCAGATAATGCGGCTTCAACAAATATGCTGCGGGTTTTTGCAGCCGGATGAGGGTGAGATAGAGTCCGTCCCAAGTAATCGCCTAAAAGAATTGTTGGAGCTTACAGATGAGGTGCAGGGCAAAGCCATAATATGGGCCACTTACACGCATGACATACTGCGCATTGAGGAAGCTATAAAAGACCGGTTTGGCGAAGACTCGGTTGCGACGTATTATGGAGGCACCCCGCAGGATGAGCGGCAAGATATCGTCACGCGGTTTCAAGACGCGTCTGATCCGCTACGGTTCTTTGTTGGACAGCCACGAACCGGGGGCTACGGCATCACGTTAACGGCCGCTAATACCGTTATTTACTTTTCAAACAGTTACGACTTGGAAATTAGATTACAGTCGGAGGATCGCGCTCACCGGATTGGTCAAACCAACAAGGTCACCTATATTGACATGGTTTCGCCCGACACTATCGATGAAAAGATACTACAGGCCCTGCGGAGCAAGATTGATATTGCTGGTCAGGTTCTAGGCGAAGACGCGAAAGACTGGTTGAAATAACCCTGCGGGTCAGGCCCGCGGACCGGGGGTGGTCCAGAAACTTCGCCGCCACTTGCAAAGGGGCTGGGCATTTCTTGGTCATAGTCGTATGCGGCATACTGCGCAAAGACGTTTTCCGTCGGGGCTGCGGGACGCGCTTGTGGTCTAACCTGCGGGATAGAAGCCTGCTCTACAACTTCAGGTTCTTGAGGCAGCATTAAATACTCACTCACCGCTTGTGCGGCAGGAACAAACCCCGGTTGACCAAGGCCTTCGGGCCGCGATCTAGGTTTAGGAGCCGGGTCTGAGTTTTCTGTCAGTTGAAAGAAGTCTCCCATTGCGGGTAATATCTCATCTTGGGCTGCGCCGTGGACAAGAGAAACGTAACGACGTGTTTCTTTAAACGGCGGTATTCCGTTGTATTTACGCACATTACCGGGGCCCGCGTTATATGCTGCGAGGGCCAAGGGCACCGTACCAAAGTCCTGTAGTTGTTGCTTGAGATATTTAATCCCACCAATCACGTTTTGTTTTGGATCGTTGGGGTCTACACCCAATTCTTTTGCCGTTTCGGGCATAAGCTGCATTAGGCCTATTGCGCCTTTTTCACTAACGGGGCCCTGACGGCCTTTATTTTCTTGGTATATAACACGTAGAACTAGCTCGGGATCAACGTTTTGTTCAAGAGCTAACTCCATGGGATCAAACCCATAATCTTCCATTATTTTCTGTCTTACGGCTGTGAGTTGCTCGGGGGTAGCCGGTGCCTCTACGACGCCCCCTTCGTTAAAAAGTTGTGCAAACATCCCACCAAGACCGGCTAGTTGTCCGGTAGTTTCGGGGGCTTCAAGCATTTCGAGGTTTCCCAAAGGCATACCGCCTCCGCCGTCTTCACCCATGGCTTGGGTAGTAGCTAAGAAACCCCCACCGCCGCCATCTTCGCCCATGGCCATAGTGCTTATTGAAAACATAGAGCCGCCGCTACCGTCTTCGCCTATGGCACGGGTCATAGAGTTACCCTGACTCGGTTCAAATTGCTTCATGCTGTCGAGGTGCATTTGTCCGCCGCCAAAACCAAAGCTTTCTTCGGCTCCAAAGTGAGCCCGCTCTGCTTCGTCAACCAACTGCACAAAATGCTCTACATCTTTTTGCGCAGCTTCCTGAACGGTTTGTGCGGCTTTTTGACCGTAAGTTCCCATCAAATAGTCTTGGTAATTTTGTAGCGGAGAACCCCGCAAGTTAGCCACTTCGCGGCCAAACTGATTTTGTTGTTGGAATAAACCGCCAACTCCTTGCATAGGAGGGCCTTGAACCGAGCCCATTTGTTGCATCAATTGTCCCATCTGAGCTTGTTGGGGCCTAGCTGGAGCTATTGAGTTTGCATAAGGGTTGGCTATCATACCACCTTCCGCATAATTTTGAACCATACCACCATCTCCATATCCCATTGCCGTAGAACTAAAACCTGCGTTCCCGGCTAAATTAACGTCCCCAGCTTGAAAACCGGCCGATCCGGCCCCGTCGCGGATTAATTGCTCTCCTGCACCACTACCGTAATTTCCACGAGAGTCATTTAAGACAGCCTGCGCCATCGCGCTTGTCATGCCTCTATGTTGAGCCCGTTCTTGAGCGGATTCAACAAACTCATCAACGTCGGCTCCTGAAAAACCGGGGTCTTCAGGAGCTACTGGAGCCGGGCCACCTTCGAACACAGGAGCCGTCGAGGTGAACTCTCCCGGCGAAGCTACTGTATCGGACCACTCCTCATAAGGCGTAGTCCGATCCGTTGCATTCCATGCTTCGATGGCCGCGTTGTACGCCTCACGGTCCTCGTTCCATTTAGCAAGTTGCGCGTTCCACGGTTCGATTTGGTTAAGGTTAAAGTCGTCAACAAGCGACTGATATGCTCCCGCATCTGTTTGATACTGTGTCAAAGCGGAGTTGTATGTTTTTATCCGGTTATCGTAATCATCCATGATATCCCGGTCAAACTTATAAAAATCATACTCGGGGGACGCGTATCCTACGATTGACATATTTTACGCTCCTAAACTTCCGATACCACTTTTCATTAATTGTGTTGCCGAATCATTGGGGAATAAAGCGGCGTACCTAGTCCTGTCAACGGGTCCGGAGGATTGTACAGGTGCCACGGGGGGTGGCGCAGCGGCCTGTTGTACAGGACTAGGCTGAGTAACCGGGCCGGTTTGGGTGGGAGGACCCACCGGCACGGTATTCAAGGACCCTTGTTGGTCTGAGGGGGGTAAGGGTGCTGTTTCTTGTTCTGGAGCAACATACTCTTCTGAGAAGGCTTTTTCGCCTGCAATGATGCCATATGGAACACGTCTCCCAACTTGACGCGCCAGAGGTGATATGAACCGTTCAAGCACCGACATGGATTTGTCTTGTGCGCTTTTAGTAATGTTTTCA